AATGCTGCCCGTTCTGGGTTTGCAACCTACAACTAATGAGGAATAAAGTGGATAACAGAACGGAAATGCTGCGGGAGGGGGTCTTATCCACCCCTCCTGCTACAGTGGCAGCTCTCACGCTGTTCAGCGTAAGCCTACAGGATTGGGTTCTTATTGCTACCCTTGGTTGGTTAAGTATGCAAATAGTTTACTTTATGTACCAACGTTGGAAAGAATGGGGACCAAAAGAAGAGGAACCTGTTGATGAATAAAGCGTCTATTATCGGGGGTGCAGCTTTACTTATCTCTGTACCCTTTATTGCACAGTGGGAAGGCAAGCGCAATGATCCTTATCGTGACATCGTAGGGGTTCAAACAGTTTGTTATGGTGAGACTAACGTACCTATGCGTCGTTACACAAATGACGAATGCTTAGCCATGTTGAATCGTTCGGTAGCTGGATATGAAAGCGCTGTTCTGCGTTGTACTCCTATCCTTGCAAACCGTCCTGCTCAGTTAGCTGCTGCTACTTCGTTAGCCTACAACATTGGTACTGGTGCTTACTGCCGTAGTACTGCTGCTCGCAAGTTTAACCAAGGGGACTTCCTTGGTGCGTGTCAACAGTTTAAGCGGTGGAACAGGGCTGGTGGTCGTGTGGTACCTGGGTTAACTAACAGACGAAATGCGGAGTATAACTTATGCGTAACATACTTGCCGATACGTTAAGCTTATGGGAACGTTTTCGTGATTACGTTACTCTGGCTTTACTCGGTATCTCCTTACTTCTTGGTGCGATGTACTACGTTACAAACCTACGGTTGGAAGCATGTGAATCAAACACCCTAGCAATTGTAGAAAGTACACGAGCTGCTCAAGCTGAGGCAGAAGTGAAGGCGATAGAAGATAGAAATAGGATTGAAGAGGAGTACAGAAACTATGCCGCTGAACAAGATGAAGCTTATCGTAGTTTGCTTGGCCGCTACAGTGCTAGCCTCGTGCGCTACGCCGATAGAGGTCAGGCCAGCCGATCCGCTGCCGCCCCCTCGGGTGGAGGTACCGGAAGTACTGACGCAACCAGTGAAGGTACCGTCCTTTCTGACGACGTAATTGTTATCCCGTTCTCTGACGCAGAAATTTGTGCAGAGAATACAGCGAGACTACAAATCGCTAGAGACTGGGCCCTAGGGCTTCAGGAAATAAAGTAAAAGAAAAGGGCCCCGAGGATCACTCCTTAGGGCCCTTTTTTTATTTAACCGTTCTCGATGTATTCACATAGCTTTGTAGCTGCTACGATCATACCGTCTATGTTATCCCCACCAAACAAGGGGAGTAGCTCTGAGATAATACCTCGTCGCAAAAGAACTTTATCTTCATACGATAACAAACTTGTCTCGATTACTTCCGTCAACTCGGTTCCAGACATCAGACCATTCTCCTTGTGTTGCTGCTTTACTGTATTCGGTGGATCGTTGCTCAAAGAAATTAGAGTGCTCCACTCCGTTAAGCAAGGGGGCGAGCCACGGTAGGGGGTGCTCTTTAATTCCGTACACTGGGGGCAGTCCGAGTTGTGACAACCTCCAGTCTGCAATGTATCGAATGTAACTCGAAATATCTGAGGGCTCCATCCCCTTGACTGGGCCAAGAGAGAAAGCTTGCTCAATAAATCGGTCTTCAAGTTGCACAACGTCCATACAGATACTTGTGATTCGCTGTGCAATTCGATCCGGTAGGGTGCCTCCCCACTGCTCCTCAACGTACTGATGAAACAGTCGTATAATTCCCTCGCAGTGCAAGGACTCATCTCGTACACTCCAAGAAACAATCTGCCCCATACCCTTCATAAGGTTGAAGCGCGGGAAGTTCATCAACATTGCAAAGCTAGCAAACAACTGAAGGCCTTCGATGAAGCCGCCAAAGGTAGCGAGAGTTACTGCAATGTCATCAGGTGTACCCACATTAAACTCGGACAGGTAATCATGTTTGTCCTTTAGAGCCTTATACTGCATGAACGCCTGATACTCCGATTCAGGAATACCAATCGTATCGAGTAAGTGACTGTAAGCTGCAATGTGTACCGTTTCCATATTAGAGAAAGCAGCTAACATCATCTTCACCTCAGTCGGCTTGAAAATGTGGGCAAGACGATCCATGTAGTTATCAGCTACCTCGATGTCTGCCTGTGTAAAGAACCGGAAGATCTGAGTTAACAGATTCTTTTCTTCTGGCTCTAGCTTAGTGGCCCAGTCTCGAATGTCCTCACCAAGAGGAACTTCCTCAGGCAGCCAGTGGACCTGCTGTTGCTTCTGCCAGTAGGTGTAGGCCCAGGGGTAACGAAAGGGTTTGTAGCCTACGCTTGGGGTAGATAGTCCAATCTCATTCATTTATTGTTCTTTCATCTAATTCAATACCATAATCTCGAAGAAGTTCTACTCCGTCTACGTAGTCCTGCCTGTCGTAAAAGGGGCCACCACAGCAGTCTGGATCACTACAAGAATTGTCACTTAAATATCCTAGTACATTACCAATTGCCCGAGATAATTGATCAAGATCATTCCAACTAACCTTTTTAACTACTGACAAGATAAACATTCCTCATAATTAGTAAGTTCAATGTGCGGAGCTTCGATAGTATTGTCTTGCTCCACTCCTCCAGCAAAGCCTGCTCGTTGCAAACTCTTGGAGCGTAGGTAGTAGAAGGACTTGACTCCTTGCTCCCACCCACGGAAGTGAAGCCAGTGTAGGTCGTGCTTGTGTACGTCGGCAGGGATGTACAGGTTCAACGACTGTGCTTGGTCAATATACTTCTGACGATCAGCAGCAAACTCAACAAGCCACCGCTGGTCAATCTCAAAGGCAGTACGGAACACGGACTTATCTTGTTCCTCCACCCAGTCAAGATGTTGGACGCTACCCCCGTGCTCCAGGATACTGTCCCACTGCTTGTCGTACCAGTTAGGAGTACTGTCGTACATTGCTGCACCAGTGGCCTTAATCAGGCTATCAAGGTATGGATTCTTAACAGCAAAGGAACCGCTTAACGTTTTGTGCGTGTAGATGTTCGCTGGGATCGGTTCGATACAGGCGCTAGTGCCTCCGCAGATGACGGAGATGCTGGCTGTCGGAGCGATTGCCGTTCGATTTGAGAATCGTCGGAACTCTCCTGTAGCGAGTGAGTCAGGACAAGGTCCACGCAAAACAGCCAGACGATAATCCGCATCGCTAACGCTCTGATTGATGTGCTTAAACGCTCTAAGATTAAAGGCTTTCGCCAACGCACTTTCAAAAGCAATCCTTTTCTTCTGTAGATAACTGTGGAAACCCATAACACCAAGACCTACAGAACGCTCCATTGTAGCGCTGTACACAGCCTTCTTCATCTGGGGTGGAGCCTGTTGGATGAAAGCTTCCAGCACATTGTCTAGGAACTCCATCACATCAGAGATAAACTCCTTGTTGTCTTTCCATTCATCCCACAGTTCAAGGTTGAGAGATGACAAACAACAAACAGCAGTACGCTCCTTGTCAGTAGGCAAGGTAATCTCCGAGCACAGATTAGAAGTGCTGACCTTAAGGCCTACCTTCTTATGATACTCGGGGATAGCGTTGTTTACCGTATCGGAGAATACAATGTAAGGTTCCCCAGTGGCAATGCGAGTCTCCAGTAGCTTTTCCCAAAGAGCCCGTGCATTAACAAACTTAAGTGTCTCGCCTGTCTTCGGAGAACGAAGTGGATACTCCTTCCCTTCCTTGACTGATTGCATGAACACATCATCAATCATTACCCCGTGATGAATGGTGAGCGACTTCCTGTTGAAATCGCCTGAGGGCTTTCGGATTTCGAGAAACTCTTCAATTTCTGGGTGGTGGATGTCAAGATAAACAGCCGCTGAGCCCCGCCGAAGAGAGCCTTGAGAGACAGCAAGAGTAAGAGAATCCATGACTTTGACGAAAGGGATAACTCCACTAGTGTGTCCTGTCCGCCCGACGGGTTCACCAATGGAGCGTACGTCTCCCCAGTAAGTTCCAATTCCGCCGCCTTTCGAGGCGAGGAAAACATTTTCATTCCAAACATTCGCAATTCCTTCCATGCTATCAGGCACATGATTTAAGTAACAAGAAATGGGGAGACCACGGTCAGTCCCCCCATTGCTAAGGATCGGTGTGGCTGGCAAGAACCACAGCTTTGACATATAGTCGTATAGTCGTTGAGCGTGACTGGGGTCACTACTGTAGGCGTTGGATACTCGACCAAACATATCTTGGAAAGATTCACCTTCCAGTAAGTAGCGGTCTACGAGAGTAGCTTTACCAAAGTCAGTAAGAAGGGAGTCTCGTTCGTGATTCAATTCTAGCAAAATTTAAAGTCCCTTCATGTCTGGTTTCACATAATCATCTGGCTTAAGAATCTTTCCATCTGCTCGACGGAAGATCTTACCGTTGACAACCTTAGTCATATTGTTGTTGGCTACACGAGTAAACGCCTCCTCACCATCAAACTCAAAGTATAACGGGAATAGAGATAGTGTGTACTGTACGTCTGCCCACTCCTTAATAAGGTTCTCTCGGTTCTCATCAGTAGCGCCGAGTAGGTACTCAGCTAGTGCTTCGTTAAACTCTGTTAGTTCTTCTGCAAAACAAGTGAAGTGGATTTCAAAGTCACCACCATCACTCTCTGTCTTGTGGCCTCCTGCTTCAAAGAAAGGGAGTACTTGTTGTTCACGATTAATCATTTTAATTTAAGCTCCCTTGTAGTGCTTGTGGCATAGGTAATCGTTGTAGTGGCCAAGCAAATTCATCAGGATCGGATACTATAACCTTGTCACCACACTGTAGAACAAGTAGCTGGTGAGTAATCAATCCCTCTTCATCTTCAATAAACTTAGCACCAATGTCGACACGATCAAAGAATTTAGAGATGAGCGCTAAACACTCTTCGTCTGTGCTGTCTTCAATAAACTTATCAACATCAATCTTCTTTGACTTCTTGGTCAAGTTATTTCCTTATCAGTAAGAATTAGTTCGAGCCGTGCGAGGGCATTCCATGCGGTGTGTGCAGCATGAAGATGTCCACTATCAGAGTCCACCACTTCGCCTTCTGCTTCGTAGGTAAGGTGTCGTACCATTGCATCAACGTATCGGTTAGCTCCGTCATCGACGGACTTCCATCCGTTCCAAGCGTACTTAGAAGCGCCAAAAGCGGAGACGGCAGCAACTGCCCTAATTGCTCGTGGGAAATAAGCGATTGCGCCCCGATAAACTGGAGACTTTCCACCGTCATATTTGATTGCGCCAGAGATAACCTTTTCTTCTTCATCATTTGTAAACTCTTTACTCATGGTTAAACCTCGTAATCGTAAACCTGAAGATCAAACAAATCAATGTATGTAGCGTAAGCTGCATCACCATTTAGCTCATCTTCCCAAAAGTACTCAGCCTTCTCTAACGGGACTAAGTAGTAGTCGCCACTCTCCGCTTGGCGGATAACGTAAATATCTCTTTCAGTCACGTTACGCTACCTTAGTCCTTTGAGTTTCAAACCAATGCCCGCAATCTTGGCAGTGGTTCCGTTGAATAGCAAACACTCGTGTACGACGAGAGCCTCGCTTCTGCGTCTTCTTGGAGTCACAAGCAGGACACTTGTCCTTGCCTATACCAAGATAAGGGTGATTAGTGATGAACGGTAAGATCTTTTTGTAAAGCTTATCCAACATACGCACATCCTGAATACAGTAGAGACGCATCTTAGCCCGAGCCTTCTCGTCACCATCTAGTACGTTCTTCCAGAGGCTAAAGCCTTCGTGCTTTACCTTTGCTCCGACACCTAGAAGAGGACCGATATAGGCCAGCCTATTCATGTTGAACCCGAACTTCTTCACAGCCTTGAGTACGTCAATACTTGCTGGCTTAGGAGGCGGGGTCAAACCTGCTAACAGAATCTCGCCAGTGATCTTAGGCAAGTCGTACTTGTCACCGTTGTAGGTCACGACAGCCTCTGCTTCTTCAAGTAACTTGAGAGCAGCCTCTGCCATACCAACCTGACCGTGCTCCCACTTAGAGAAGAACATGTACTCTTTCTCTCCGTGCCAATGAGCACAGAAACAAAGCATTCCTCCGTGGTCGATTAACTTCTCAGGTGAAATGTTCTCATCCCACATTCGCCAGACATAAGCAATAGCTGGTGCCCACTCAATGTCCAGTACTAGAATCTTTTTATTCATTTCTGTTTCCATAAAATTTGTGCGATCCTATCCTTGCGACCAATGGACCACCAGAGGGTGACACACCGTTTGAAGAAAAGAAAAGAGCATTAGGAACCGTGCGAGGGATAGTGCCTTCAAGCAATCCCAGTGCAAGATTTTTCTGTGTACCAAGTACTAAAGGTCTGTGATTGTACCACGAGAACTGTCCTCGTTGAGAGACAACCTCGCATACATCGTCAGGGAACCTAGGGTCTTCTGTCCTGTTAAGAACAACAGAGCCTACGGCCACTCGTCCTTGGTAAGGCTCCCCTCGTGCTTCGTAATGAATGGCGCTGGATAAGCACAATAGCGCTGCAAATGTAATAGACAAAACAACAGAGGTTGGCGACCCCTTAAATCTCCTTTAATTGTACCAATCCTCAGGGATTACGTCACCTTCAGCCCACTCAAAGCCATGCTTTTCGCACCATTGCCAATAGGTAAGTGAGTTGGGTGACTTGGTAATTCGGTTAGTAGCTCTTTGGAAAAGCATTCGTACATCAAGTGTTGGATTTTGCTTCTTAACTCTAAGCATCTTTGCTCTAGATCGAGGATCGAAATATCCTTTACACTCAACAAAAACTCCGTTTGGTAACCTGAAATCGGGGATGTACCTGGAAGGTGTATTGTAACCGATAACGGGCTTTTGTGGTTCATAATCCAACTGTCGTCCGTCTCGGTTTTCATACACCCTCTTTTCCAACTTACTCCTGAATTTCATTGTCGTCTAACTTAAAGTATGTGTAGTCCATGATGTGATCGCCTTCAAGATACGCCCACAACTTAGCGTCATGTTCGTTAAGAAATTTCTTTCTTAGCACATTACCATTACTAAGTTCTGCTTCAAGAATAATCATTCAGTATCTCCAGTACATCTGGAACTCGTGATACGGTGGTAAGGTATCGAGGTCCGCTGCTATAGATAAAGGTACGTACCTTGGGGTAGCAGCGAAACTTATGAGCACAATAACTACAAGCAGTAGCCAGCTTCATGTTACCAGACTTACCATCTGGCACAGGCGAGTAACAACGTTCAGGTGGTTCGTCACTAGCTACTACGTTCTTCAGTTCGTTGATACGTTCTTCAGGCTTGTAGTGACTGATAACGATGCTAGACAAAGGAGAGACACAGATAGCGCCTGACTCTTTGTTCATCGCCAACCATGCTGCGTCCTTGCCTGGGGTAAGAACACTGGCATAGCCAGATAGCTGAGCAACATAACCGAAAGGATCGTCCTCTGTAACTCGCCTGTCTTTAAACTTTTGATAGCCGTAGGAGCTTGCGGACTTGACATCCACTACTACTCCATCGATCTTAGCGTCAATGCTGCCAGTAACTCCGTCAACTTCAACACCACCTTGTTCGGCTTCCACTGTGTGACCAGCTTCCTTTACAAGAAGTAAAAGCAACTGCTCGATAATGTCACCGTACATAAACTTAAGGTATGTTTGAGGTGTCATAGGTTCCTTAGAGCCAGGCTCAGGATGAGCATCGTACCAAACAACACGGTTAGGTTTACCAAGAGCCGAGAAACGAATAGGCCGAGCACTGCTGTCATCTTGTGCTTGCAGCCTACGACGGATAAGATCCTTCATGTTATCGCAGAAAGCATCTAAGTTTTCTTCAGAAACTTCGTGAGTCTTTGATGGATTGAACAAGTCAAAGATGTCGTCCGATAATGTTTCAAGTGTCTTCACAAATTTCTTTCTATAAAAGGAGGCCCTTGTACACCATAAGCATACCTTATCCTACCATTCACGTTACTAAGTCTTATTG